CGCTCCCAAGCGCACCGTTATTAGCGAAACCATATAGGCAGAGGCGGTTGTGCTCGACCCCTTTACTCGCCGCTTTCAACGCAGGCTACTAAATCGCAAATAACGGCAACTGATCTAGTAATACCCGTGGGTTGTAATAGCTCAACAGAGCCCACTCTTTTGGTTCATGTGCCTCAGCAAGATCCGACGGTGCGAAAGGTCGCACAGACTCAATGCTTGTAATTGAGAGGCTATGTTATGACTGGTGTCTGGTTAGTGATTCAACGAGTGCCTTAGATCCGCCTACACGGACATTTATGATGCCATTATAATATTCATCTGTTTCAAGCACTTTACGATCGAACTGCTCACGAGCTTCTAAGTAGCTCATTTCACCTCTACCTGTGCAGAAGTAAAGTATTTCTCTTGTAAAGTTTTCAGGGCCTAGTTCTTCTACATCTGCGTTCAACTTGTCACTGCTTCCCCAATAGGTCTTCCAGTCACTTTCTTTAGTTGATCTTCTCTTGTTCTTTTTGCCTTTGAGAGGTTTTTTAGTTACTTTAAATTGAGCCAGTTTTTTGCCAATGTACTTTTTTCCATTCGTCAGATTGGTAATGAGATATACGAATCCAACATATTCCTCAGGTATTTGTTCAACGATTTTGCCTTGATAAGTCCATTGCATGTTAGTATATAGCAATTACTATATATGCCGGAAAAGCGAAAAGTCAACCTAAAAATACCTATTTTTTAAAATTTCCCAAGTCTCAGTGTATCCACCGTTGATTTGGTGATAATGTGTGCTGGCTTGTGCTGCTGTGTGATCGTTTCCTCCTGGGAAACAATTGTCTCCAAAGAACACTGTGGTACTGTTTTTATAATCATTCAATGCTTGACTTTTGTCACAGCCTGTTTTGAAAATGTCTATACTGGTTTGTCCAGCTACTTGCGCAACACTATCAGAGAATGTGTTGTTGTATGTTTCAGCAATAAATTCTCTGCCTTTATTCACAGCATCCCATTTTGCATATCTGTCTCGTTGATCCCAGTCGGCATTTCTGCCACAAATACTTACGTTTGCAGAACCTATTCTTTGTTCAATATGATTACCAGTTTTCTCTTTGTAATCTATACTGTCTATTAAATTTTCTAAAAAATTATACTGTTCTTCTGACAGTTTCCAATTGTTTTTATGAACTTCTTTTGCGCCAACATACACATGATTGCCGCTACAATGATATACCTTGTGAAATGTATTTGTAAGCTCTAAACCAATTTGTTCTACAGTCTTTGGTCTGTCACTGCCTGTGACAACAACACAGTGATGTCGATCCATAAACCTAAACATGAATTCTCTAAAATCTGAATCAATAGGCTTGCGAGCATCTGTAAGTGTGCCGTCTACATCAAAAAGGAATTTCGTCATCAAAGTCATCATCCTTGTCTGGAAACCACTTGTACAGTATATCAATGGGCATACTGTATTTTAGTTTTCTAATTTTGTCATTTGATACTGGAGTTCCAAAAGTAATTGTACTAGCATTTGACATTGATATAGTGCTAATAGTACTAGTATCTACTGTGTTTACTGTGTAATCGCTAATATCAACAGTGTAATCTCCAGAAGAACTAAAAGGAGCTTCGTTCATCATCCAACTTTCAAAGTCGTCATCTCCTTTATCAGCTTTGTTGTTAAAACTGTTTATGTTTATATCACAGATGTTGTATTCATACTCGTCATCGGGATCCATTACTTAAACACCTTGTAAAATATGTCAATAGGCAGTATCTTCTTTGTTAATAGTTCTTGCGGATGTGCTACTACACCAGGTGCTTGGTATCGTTCTCCACACCAATCACATTCGTCTTCCTTTAAAAAACTCATATGATCTTTTTGTTTAAAACAATAGTGTGTCCACCAATCCTCTTTATTTTGCATCCACAAACTCCGTGTCAGTGCTGAATGTTGTATATCCACCTTCTTTGATAACTTGTAGTATTGTGTTTACACGACCTACTAGTTCGTCTCTGTGTGAGATTAAGAAGATGTTTTTGTTACGTTCACGTTCGATCTTTTTGAGTACACCAAGTGCAGCATCAACACCGTTTGTATCCATACCACTGTCGATAAGTTCATCGATAGCCAAAAAGTTAAATGGTGTATTCATAGTTTCAAATACATCTCTGAAACTCCAACTTAGTCCTAGTATCAGTCTGTTGCGTTCTCCACGTGACAAATTATCAAAGTCCAAGTCTCTGCCCAGTTCAGTAATTTCTACATTCAAGTCTGGTTGGAATTGTACTTCGTGTGGCAAACCTAACTTGGTTAGATAATATGCAAGTCTACTATTCAAGTACTGTAAGTTTTGTTCAATGATACGTTTGCGGATAAAGCTATCTTTGTTTGTTAACAGCTTGTACAAGAAGTCCTGGTGATCTTTTAAAACATTCAAGTTGTTCATTTCATCCCAAACAACTTCTTGCATGCCTGTTTCTTTGAGCGCATCTATTTGTTCTTGATATGTGTCTGTGTTGTTGGCAATACGTTCAGCTTCTGCTTTTAAATTGTTTACTGTGTTTTGATGTTCAAGTGCTTCTTGCAGTGTATTATAGTGTGTAACAGGTATTTGACCTAGTTCTCCTAATTCACCTAGTGCTGATTGGTATTCTGTTTTTAGTGTAAAATCAGTATCTATTAGATCCTGTGATTCTTGTACTGCTAACTGTTTTGTTTTGAGTATTTCTCCATGTTTTTCATCATGGATCTTTTGACCGCATGCATAGCATTCGTGTTGTTCAGTTGCTAGCAAATCATTTTGTGCTTTTTCTAAACGCTTTTTCTCTCTAGTGATAGCAGTGTCTAATTTAGTAATCTCAGATTCAAGTGTGTTTATCTGCTGTTTCTTTTCGAGGTAATCACTCAACAGTGCATGATTGCTGAGTTCAGTTTGTATATCTATCTTTTCGAGTGTGTTGATTTGGTTATGGATGCTTTGGACATCAGACGTTTGTTTGTCTCGCCAAATTTTTTGTCTTCGTTCCAGATCACTAATACTTTTTTCAATTCTGGCATTTGCCTCTTCAACTGCGCTAATTCTATATTCTTCTTGCTTGATTGCATCTTTTGTCAGCCTTTGCTGTTCTTTGAGAACCTCTGCTTTTTCACTGAGCATGGTAATGCCTAGCAATTGCTCGATAATCGCTCTTTGATCATTTGCCCTCATACTGAGGAAAGGTTCTGTGTATGTGTTTAGTGCAACAATGTGCTTGAACATATCATGACTCATACCAAACAGTTTTTCTATCTGTGCCTGAGTTTGACGATTCTCGCCTTGTGCTTCGTCTTCATCAACGTTTTGTTCATTGACATAGTATTTAAGCACATTGGGCTTTCTGCCTCTTTCAATACGATATTTGACACCTTCTACTTCAAAATCCAACGTAACCAACATTTGTTTACCGTTGGTTTTGTTAACAAGGTTGTCTTTGCGGATATTTGTTAGTGCATTGCCATAGATAGCATAGCTCAGTGCATTGATAATAGTTGTTTTGCCTGTGCCGTTACGTGAACCGTCACCGCCCAAGTCTAAATTATTGCCCAATACCAGTGTCAATCCGTTATCAGTAAAACGCACAGCCTGTGTAACGTTACCAACACTCATAAAGTTTTTTATGGTAATATCTTTAAGTGTAATCATAGGGAATTATAGATGTCTACTAGGATCTTTCTGTCAATCATTTCGCTGTCTACAGCGTTTAAACTATTGTACACTATTTGGTCTACATTTTCAACCTCAATATCGTCTACAACTTTCCAATCCTGAGCGTGTTCTTCCTTTTTGCTGGGGATCAACGCTATTTCTCTAACGTTGTACTGTTGGCTAAAAGTTTCTTTAATAAAACTTGCTTCTTCATAACTGATGTTGATGTCCAGCGTTGCTCTACAATATGTGTGTTCATTGAGAATAACATCAGGTTCGTCTATCAATCTGCTTAGTGGCACAGTTCTGTAACGAGGACCATCAAAGTTTATATACTCTGGTGTGCCTCCCCAAGACAATTTCATCATACCTCTGTCGTCATCCCATGTATCAGCATAGTTGTGACCAAATGGGCTGCCCAAGTAGTGTACGTTGCCTTTGTTTTGTCTCTTGTGAAAGTGTCCTGTGAATACATATTCAGGACCTGTTAAATGTTCTGCGTTGATACCACCGTGATCTGGCATTTCTACCATTGCATTCATCTTAAAGAACGGAAGTTCAAAGTGTCCAAACATATAAC